AGCGCAAAGCGCGCGTCCACGTTGCCGGCGACCGAGAGGACCGAGCCGGCCGGGATCACGGTTGCGGGGTCGCCCGTGAGCTCGACGCCGAGGACCTTGGAAAAGGTCGCGGCCTGGCGCGTGATCCCGGTCAGGGCGACGGCGTTGTCGAGGTTGACCCCCTCCGCCGTGTCCGGGTACTGCGAATTGTAAACCCCCTCGGCGAGCTCCCAAAGCGCCGCCTCGCGCTCGGAAAGAATGCCGACGAGTTGGCCGAGCGGGCTTTCCTCGGAAAGGTTGACGCCGTCGCCGAACACGCTCTTGAGGTCGGCCTCGAGCTCGTCCTTTACGTCGGCCAGGCGTTTGGTGACAAAGCCCGCGGTCGTTACGCCATAGGTCACGGCAATACCTCGTTGAATTCTACAATTGTCCCGTCGGTTGCTTTTGCTTTAAAGCTTACCGTGAGCCTGCGCGTCGCGATATCGAGATCCTGGGTATACTCGAGGAGCTCGAGCACGCCGGAGGTCGTCAGGATCTCGCGCTTGATCGCCGACTCGATCCGCGACAAGGCCGTACGTTTGACAAAGATTTCCTCGCGGTACGGCGTCCCGCGGTTGAGGTTGAGGAACCATTCCCCGCGCCAAAGGCGGAGGCGGTTGAGGAGCCGTTGCGCGACCTCGTCCCCGCCGGAGATCAGGACCAACGAGTTGCCCTCGAGCGCGAGGTCCCCGTCGTCGTCGAGCTTGAGGTCGGTCATAGCGGTACTCCCGTGCCGGTGCCCGGGCCGGAGACGGCGCCGCCGGCGGTGACGCCGCTCACGCTCGCGACCGAGACGTTGATCGTAATGTCGGCTTTGAGCGCAGCGTAAAGGATCTCGTACACTTGCTTGTATTTCGCGATCGACGGCGCGTCGACGACGCCGAGGGCGGAGGCTATGGCGGTTGCGACGGCGTCGGCCGTGCCGTTGTTGAGCGCCATGTCAAACCTCCTTGAACGCGGTAAGGGTTGCGAGCGCGGTCGGGTCGAGCACAAGGGGAAAGCCGGCGGCCGTCGCGGTCGTGAGGAGCGTAAAGATCGCGTCGATCAGCTTGCCGGCGGCATTCTCGAATTCAACCTTGCCGAGGTTTCCAAAGCGACCCTCGACCGTGCCGGTGTCAAAGGTGACGTCGGCGTTGTCCTTAAACCAAAAGTTTCCGATCGCGTTGCTGATCTTGACGCCGGTCGCGGAGAATTCCATTTTGACCGTGGCTTGCGCCAGCGGCCGCGACTTCGGGTAACCGCCGGGGAAAGCGAAAGCGTCCGACAGGGCATGCTTGCGCGGATCCTTGGGGTCGACCTTGCCGCCGGTCGAGATCCAACGGTCGAGGCTCCGCTCGGAAAAGATCAGGACGACGGGGTCGCCCTTGACCAGGGCGAGCGAGATCAGCGCGCCGCCGCCTCGAGGCATGAGGACCGGGACGCCGACGACGGGCGGCAAGTCGACGACCGTACCGTCGGCGTTGTACTTGCGCTTGAGGCATGGCGCGACGGTCGCGATCCCAGTCGTCGCGTCGTACGACTCGATCGTCCCGGGCATGGCGGTATGGAGGTCGGCAAGCCGGCCCTCGATTTGATCGGCGATCACCTGGCGGAGGCTTGGGGTGTCCGTCATTGCACGGCCTCCACGTCAACGCGCCAGTCGCCGCCGTGCGTGTCGCCGCGGTACCGAGCTCGGCGTACGCGAAAGATCCCCTGGATCTCGCCGCTGACGATTTGCACGGCGCGGCCTGGCCGGATCTCGGGGTTGAGGAGGCTCGAGAATTCGATCCCGGTAAAGGACTTGGTCTTTTCGTCGCCGTCGTGACGCTTGCACGGGAAACCGATCAGGCCGGTAAAGGCGTCAAGGAGGACGGCCGGCTCGGTCGTCGACTCGGTCGGCGCGAGGATATTGAGTTGACCGTCGGTCACGCTCCATTCGACGCCGATCTTTTTGGTGATCACGTCGAGTTGTGTCGAGACGAGGCCGCTTAGGCTAACCCCGTTTTGAAACACGTCTTTGACCGCGGCCGAGATCGTGCCGATCCCAACGCCGAGCTTTGAGGCGAGCGATTGGACGACGGTCGTGACGGAAGTAAATTCTTTGAATGACTGGTCGACATGGGTCGTCGTGAGCTTGACCTCCTCGTCGCCGGCCTCAAGCGTCGTGATCAGGTCGGGACCCTGGCGGACGGTCTTGACGCGGCGGACGTCGCCGACGAAAAGTTGCGCGACGTTGGGCTCGTCCTCGATCCCGGAGTACCCGGCCTCGAGGATCATGATCAGGCCCTTTTGCTCGAGCGCCGACCGCGTGTCTCGACTCAAGTTGTAAATGGAAACCTTGGCCGGGTTGGGCGTTGACTCGCTCGTCTTGTCGACCTCAAACGAAATGCGAAAGCCGGCGTACTTGGTGCCGGTCGTTTTCGTTTTGCCGACGATCAGGGTCGCGGCGCGGTTAAAGAGAGTCGTCAACCCGTCGACTCCTGATAAGTGAGCTTGACGGTTACGCCGAGGTCGAGGATCCCGGCGTCGGCCGCCTGACCGCTCTCGTCGTACGCGAGCATGAGGCCGGGCGGCATGCCGTCGATCTCAAAGCGGCCGATCAAGTTGACGTTGGTTTGAATGACGATCCCGCAAACCAGGTCGACGCCGTCGCTCGTCGCAATGTCCATAAACCAGCGGCCGGCGCGCCGGTTGAAACGGAAGCGAAAGAGGTACGTCGTCCCCTCGAGGACGGCCGAGAAGTTGTACGACTCGACGTCGGAACGGACCGGGAGGTTGAGGATTGCCATTAGAGGCCCCCGCCGAAAATGCCGTAAAGGATCGAGGCGTTGCTCCCGGTCTTGCTCGCCGCCTCGGAAACCGCTTGCGTGCCGAGGGCCTTGGTCGCGCCGGCCGCGCCGCCGAGCGAGCTCGCCGATCCGAGGTCGACGGTCTCGGACTTGACGAGCTTGACTTGCTGCAAGGTCGCCGTGAAACGGAGAATGTTGACGGTCGCGACCGAGCGCGGGACCGAGAGGTTGGTAAGGATCATGTTGTCGTACAGCTTGAGCGCGGTCAGGACGGAGAAGGGGAGGCGCTTGGCGCGGAGCTCGTGCAAGTAATCGAGCACGTCGGCCGGCGCGCGGGACTTGGGCCCGTCCGGACCGAATGAGTTGGCGACCAGGCCGCCGACGCTGGCGAGGCCGATCGTCGCAATCGCTTGGGCGGCGCCGGCCTTTTGCGCCGCGCCAACCGCGCCGGCGGCGGCCGAGGCGGCGGATCCGATCAGGGCCGCGGCGCCGAGCGGGGTCTTGGACACGACCCCCTCAAGCGTCAGGCGGAGCGGGGAAAGGACGACGTTGTCGCTCACGCTCGAGCCGTCCTCGATCTCATTTTCCGAGACCACGGCCGCGGCCTCGTGCGACTCGGTCATGGAGCAGTCGAGCTCCATTTGATCGAGTTTGGCTTTGGTTTGGAAAAACAGTGAGATAAGAGCCATGGGATAAATATCCTAGTAAGCGACCGCGGGCTTGCCCGCTCGAGCCGTTTCCCGCAACACTGAGTCGAGGCCGTCCTTGATCCCATCCCGCACGTACGGACCGACCGCCTCGGGCGGCGTGCCGGCGGGGACGGTGACGTTGATCGGCGACGTGACGTTGATCGGCTGGCCGCCGTACTGGCGACCGCCGAGATCCGGGAGCGACGCGCCGTTGAGCGCCGGCGAGGTCGCGACTTTGCCGGCCATGGTCGCGGCGCCGCCGATCAGGCCGCCGATCTTTTCAAGGGCGATCCCCGTAAGGCTCTCGCCCTGACCCATATTCATGAATGAGGCGGCGACGCGGTCGAGCGTGCTGACGTTGCCCTTGGCGTCCGGCGCCGGCGTCATGACGGCGTCCTTGGCTTGGTTGTCCTGGCCGAACAGGAGGCCGTGGAGCCAGGGATGCTTGCCCTTGAGGTTTGCCTCGAGGCCTTCCATGATCCCGGCCGCAATCGCCATGCCGATTTGAAACGGGATCGTGCCGAGGTCGAGCGCGAGCTTGAGCGCCTTGAGTAAAAAGTCGCCGATCTTTTTCCAGTCGGCATCCTGCAACGCCTCGATCCCGTCGACGATCGCTTTGCCGAGGCCGCGGCCAAACTCTTTGACCTTGGTTAGGATCGAGTCGATCCATTCGGTGAGCTTGCCCTCGAGCTCCTCGAAATTGTTGAGGATCAGGCCGGTCATGGACTTCCGGCCTTGGAAGTAAGCGACCACGTCCTCAATGATCAGGAGCAGGGCGATGAAAGCGGCGCCGATCGCGAGCGGTACGGCGGCCATTTGGAGTTGTGCGAGGAGGCCGGCTTGGCCGAGCAGGCGCATGGCGAATACGGCCTTGCCGAGGACCTGGATCAGCGAGCCAAGGAATGCGACAAAGCGCAGGCCCATGAGGACGACGATCGCCGTCGTGACAAAGCCGATCACCTTCTCCCAACCGCCGAAGAGTTTGACCAAGCTGTTGACGACGCGGACCATGCGCTCTAGCGTCCAAAGCGCGCGCTCGAGATAGTTGGTCATGAGCTCGATCGCCTTGTCGACCTTGAGCTTGAGGAGCGCGCGGTTGGCAACTACGTATTGCGTAAAGCGGTTGGCGAGCTTGGTGAGGACCGGGAATAGGCCGACGGCAACGACGTTGCGGAGGCCCTTGACGGCGTAATGCGCGCGGGTCAGCGAGTCGTTGAATTCCTCCGCGGCCGCCGCCGTCTCGGCGGACATGACGACGCCGAGGGCTCGGGCCTCCTCGCGTTGCCGGCGGAGCGAGTCGCCGCCTTGGTTGAGGAGGTTGATCATGCGGCCGCCCTCGCGACCGAAAACGTCTTGGGCGATCGCCGCCTTTTTTGTCGAGTCGGTCATGCCGGCGAAGGCGTCGGCCATGTCGACGAGCAGGTCCTCGGCGGGCTTGCCCGACTTGACGACGTCGTAACCCATGACCTTGGACATGGCCTTGAGTTGATCCTTGGCGGCCTGCGACCCGTTGCGCGCGTCGCCGAGCGTCACGATCATTTTACGGAGCGAGCCTTGGAAGGCGCCCGACTCGATCCCCGCCAGGTCGGCGGCGTAAGCGTATTCCTGGAATGCCTCGACGCTGATCCCGAGACGCTCGGCCGCCTTCTTTGCCTCGTCGCCGGCGTTGGCCGCTGACTTGGCCATGCCAAAGATCGCGCCGGCGGCGCCGATCGCAAGACCGCCGACGACTTTGACCGAGCTCTTGAGGTTGTCGAGTTTGCGATCAAGCGCGTCGAGCGACTTGTCGTCGACCTGGAAACCCCATTTGGTGATCAGCTCTTTGATTGTGAGGCCGTCGGCCATTAGCCTGGTTTCCTTCTTGCGAGATCGTCGAATTCGTCTTGGACGTCAAGGGCCTCGTGCGCGTCGAGCAGGTCGTTGAGTGACCAATGTCTTTCGATCTCCTCGAGCGTCGTGACTCCGCGTAAGATTGGCCGCCAGAAAAACCAGTCGACATTCCCTAGGTCAACCCGCTCCTCGCTTTGTCGATCAGAGCGGAGAGCCCTCCGCCCTCGCCGCCGAAAAAATCGGCGTAATTGACCTCGAGCGCCGCGACGAAAACCTTGAGCATATGCCCGGTACGTCCCTGAAAATCGACCGTCATTGAGATCTTGCGCGACCCCGCGTCGGCGGCCGTTTTGACCATGACGTTGGCGAGGACCTGCTCGATCGTCGTCCATACCTGGTCCTCGTCGAGCCGACTGACCAGGGCCTTGGCGGCCTTGGCAAACATATCGGCCGGGAGGTCCTTACCAAATTTCATGTCGAGCACGCCGGCCGGCTTGGCCTCGCCCTCGAGGTCGGGCTTTCCCTTGGCGCCGGCGAGCGCGTCGCCGACAAAGCCGAGAGGCTCGAGCACGATCCGCGACAGGCGGACCAGGATCATGGTCGCCTGCTTTGGCGCGAGCGGGTAAAACTCATACTCCCGGTCGTCGATCGTCTTTGCGGTGACGTTTTTCATTTGGGTCCTCAGTTAGCGCGTTGCGTGTTAGCTGTTGCCGCCAGTGAATTGAATGAGCTCGTCGGTCTCGATGACCCATTCGCGCGTGCCGGCCTCTTTGCCGTACGCCGAGCTCGGTTGCTTGGTGATCCAGGCCGTCGCGGCCGTCGCGATCGACGTCCCGAAAGTGTCCTTGATCATGAGGCCCGACGGCGCGTTGCCGCTCAACTCGTCGGCGAGTTGCATTTCCGAAAGGTAATCGTTGGACGCGCTCGAGGAGAGCAGGCGCAGCGTGACCTTGCCGGACTTGTTGGAATTCTTTGACCGGGTCGACTCGCCGTCGGCGCCGACGAGGAGTGAGAATGCATCCTCGTTGCGCTCGACCGTGACAAAGTCGCCGTCGGCAAAGCCGGTAATGATTTGCGACCCGTAGATCACCGAGACCTTTTTGGGGTCGTAATGCTTGACGCTCATCTAAGTTTCCTCCAAAGACCGGCGGCGCCGGAGTTGTTGTTAGACCGACACGTTGCCAGTGATCTCGACGGCATGGACGGCGCCGGCGAGGGTTGCCGTAAAGGTCACGTCCTTGAGGAGGCGCGCGGCCTTGTCCGACGGCGCGACGTCGGCGACCTTAGGCACGGTCACGACCGGAGCCGGATCCTCGGCCAGCACGTTGGCCAGGACGGCCAGGCGCAGGCGGTTGCGGACCGCGGTCTCGATCGTCGCGACGCCGGCGTCGGTGTACGGGACTTTCGGTTGATCGCGGAGGACCTGGAACACGTCGGCTTGCATGTTGCTATGGAGCCAGTCGATCCCAATGATGACGTCGATGAATTCGCCCTCGGCCATGACCCCCTCTTCGGTCATGCCGGCGCCGCCAACGGTCGTGTAAATGTTGGCATTCTTTGCCTTGGCGACCGTGTATTGGGTCGACGTGAGGTCGTCGGCCGTGACGCCGGTAAGCGTCTTGAATTTGTACGTTGCGGATCCCGGGTCATCGGGCAGGTTGCCGCCGAGCCAAGCGGCCTCGGGCATGGCCGCCTGGTTACCCGAGTAAAGGTACGCCGTGCGCGCGTACGCTTTCGCCTTGAGCAACGAGGCGACGTCGGTCGACCCCGCGGCGATCACGCCGGCGTCTCCCGAGCAGGCGATATAGATTTTGCGGACGGACTCGATATAGGCGGCCGCCTCCATGATCACGTCGGGGTCACGCGAGGTCGAGACGAGCGCGTACCAGTCGTCATCCTCTTCCGAGACTTCGGCCAGGTCGGTCGCGATCCCGACGTTGGCGACGGACGTCACCTTTGACAGGTTGCCGCCGAGGGTCACGGTGAAACTGACGCCGGCCTCGTCGGCCGTGAGGATCAGCGTCGACGTACCGCTTGCCGTGACCGGCTCCGAGCCGGCGTTGATCAGGGCGATCAAGCCCGTGACGATCTCCGCGGCCGTGGCGGAGCCGTCGGACGTGAAAGAGAATTCCGTGTCGTTGATCGTGACCGAGTAAATGTACGTGTTGGCCGCCGTCGGCGTGACGGTGATCACCTGCGCGACCGGGGTCAGGCGACGACCGACCTTGACGCGGGTCGGCTTGAGGTCCTGCGAGAAGGCGACGAGCGCCGCTTTGTACTCGGCGTCGGACGTGGCAAATCCGTCCTCGAGCAGCGCGGCCGCGGACGTGTACGACCGGATCCTGTCGGCCCCCCATTCGGTCGTGATCGTCGTCCCGAGGATCAGCATGGTCCCAAAGCCTTGACGCGACACGGCCGCGGCGCTCCGGGAAATTTGCAGGTTTACAACATCATTCAATGACATGGAGTCCTCCTAAGGCGCCGTTAATCTGTCGTCGTAAATCCGCCGTCGATCTCGTCGCCGGCGGGGGTTTCCAAAGTTGAGCCGAGCTCGAGGTCCTCGATCACGCCGAGCTCGGTCTCGACGTATTCGGTGACGAGCAGGTTGACGTCGACTTGGTGCCGCGTCTCGTATTTCGTTTCCATGAGTTGGGTCACGTCGCGCGAGGTCCCGATCGACAGGATCGACACGCCGTCCTCGCCGAGCTTGGCGACCTTGGACGGATCGCTCACGCTCGTCTGGAGTTGCGAGACGAGGTTGATCGCCGTGTCGCCCTGGCCGGTGACCGAGAGGAGGAACGTGCGCGGGCCGACTATCGCGAAAAGGTCGGGGTCGCCCTCGACGTCGCGGATCTCGTCGAGCCCAACCATGTTGGGTCCGGCAATGAATTTGAGACGGACCGACGGGTTGTCGGGACGCGGCGCGTTTTGGTCGCCCCAATAAATGGGCGGCGGCGTCGGGGTCGAGAGAGCCAGGACAACCCAGTCGTAAATTGCTTTTTTGACGGCGGTCATGTCCATTTAGCCGACGTCCTCCAGTAGCGCGATCACCTTCCAATGGGCAAGGCTCGGGATCTGGGAGCGGTATTTGCTTTGCATGACCTGCCAAGTCTTGCCGTCCCACTCGATCAGGTCGGGCGTCGTTTGACTGACCTCGCCCCCGCTCTTGAGCTCGGTCTCGGTGTAAACGACGATCCCGTCCTTGTCCTCCTGACCCTCGGGCAAAAGCGCAATGTCCTCCTCGCTGAGAGGCATGACGCAAGCGGTCGCGGTCGACGACGCCGGCGCGCCGCCAGGGACAAAGACGCCGTCGACGTAAGCGCCGGTTGCCGGCCGGAGGATCGTGATTGGCTCTCCGTATTTGTTGATCAGCGAGTTGGCCATTATTTGACCTTCTCGTGTTGGACGGAGTTACGGAGTTGCCCGGTATCCTCGAGCGGGTTGTTGTACTGAGAGAGGAGCTCGGCCTCGCCGCCCTTGGACTTGGCCTTTGCGAGCTTGGCGCGGCCGGTCTTGCGCGCCTTGGCTCGGATCGTCGACGGTGCGTTGGGCGGGTCCTCCCAGTCGCGGATCGTGCGCTTGATCACGGCGACGGCCTTGAGGCCCATCGTGTCGAGCGCCTGGTCGAGGGTCAGCTTGCCCGAGATATACGCCGAGAGCATGCGCGCGCCGAGGGCCTTCATGATCGGCGTGAGCTCGACCGCGGCGGCCCGCATGAAACCCCGCTCGGGGATCGTCGGCGTACCAAACTCGTTGAAAATGGCGATCTCGGCGACGGTGAGCCCGTCGGCGTCCTTGTGCGCGCCGGCGTCGGCGAGGATCCCCGCCTTGACGTAAGGACCGCCGGGCGTCTTGGCGAGCTCGGCGATACGACGGCGGATCTCTTTCTCGCCGCGGTCGATCTCAGTTGTTTTCGCCGTGCCTGCCATTGTGCCCTTACGTTACGCGCGGCCCGGCGACCAGTTGCCGCCGGAGCCTTAGGTACTCTTGCCCGTACGCCGTCGTCATGAGGAGCTCGTCGCCCGTCGTGCCGCCGACCTGACCGTACGACCGAGAGAGGTCGCCGATCTTTTCCGAGGTGACGGGACCGGCCGCGCCGCTGGCGGCCTGGTCGGCGACCTTGATCATATGGGCGACGAGCGCCGCGAGGCCGCGGTCGTACTTGGATCCCCACTTGGACACCGACATTTCGAGGGCCGCGTCGGCCGCCAACGTGTCGATCCGGGTTGCGTCGGTCGTCGCAAACTCGGGGTATCGAATGATCAGGTATGCCTTGTTGACGGTCATTTGGTCGCGTCCGCCTGGATCGGCTCGGCCGCTTTGGCGATCGCCTCGAATTGGGCGTCGATTGCGGCGAGCACGGGCTTACGTTTTTCGATCTCGCTCCAAAGGGTGAGGAGGTCAATGTCGGCCGTATCCTTGACGAGCTTGATCGCTCGCTTGTCGTTGAGCTTGGTAATGTCGTCGACCGTGAGCGCGCCTTTGGTGTTGGCCGCCTCGCTGTCGTCGCGCGTGACGCCGGACTTGTTGAGCGTCTCGATCGTGCCGTCCTCGACGAAATGGGCAAGGCGCGGGTACAGCTTGAGCCCGTCCTCCCAGGCCTTCGGATCGACCTTGTTGATCCCAGGGATCAGTTTCGATTCCCCGAAAGTGAAAATGTTTAGCCTGTTGTACTTGACCAGGATTTTGTTTTGCATCGTTTGGGTTTCCCTTTTGGATCGCGTTGGGTCGAAAAAATGGCGAGGCGTTTTGATTGTCCGGACGCCTCACAAAACCGGATGACGCTGTTAGATCCCGTCGCCTTTGGCGAGAGACAGCGGGTAGTAGACGAGGACGCCGCCGATGCGGGCATGGCAGTTCACCTCATACTCGAGGCCTTTTTCCTGGACCGGGAATTGCTCGAAATCTTGCGGGATCTCGAGGGTCAGCTTGTCCGGGCTCTTGTTGTACGCCATGAAAAGATCGGTGCCGCCGGCGCCGGCTCCTTTGAGCTTGTTCCAGGGCAGGATTTCCTTGATGTACGGGGAGTTTTTGAGGAAGAGTTCTTTCACGGTCAAGCCCGTGTCGCCGACGCGGAGCGTCGAGATCAGGTTGAAGTGAAAGAGCGGGACCAACATCGTGGTCGGTGCCTCGACCTCGTGCGTGTTGACGACGATCTCGGTGACCAAAAGATTCATGTCGCGGAGGATTTGGTCAGCGGTCTTGGCGGACCAAAGCGCCGAGGCGCCGGTGCCGTCGGCAGGGATCGCGACGTCAGGAATGTTGGGGTGACCGAACAGGCCGACGAGGCCGTGGTCCGCGTCGCCGTTGCAAGCAAGCTCGTCGACCAACTGCTCGATCGCCTTTTTGGCGGCCGTAGCTTTACGTTGCTCGAGCGGCATGCCCGTAATTTTCGCGCGACGGATATCTTGCATCGAGTAGCCGTACCCGGCGCCGATCGACCGGATTTTCGCGGTAAACTCTTTGCCTTTCAGGTCGACGCGCGGGAGGTCGAGAGCGTAGTTGGAAATGATCTTGGCGAAACCGAGCATGTCGTACTGGCGGTACGTGATCGTGTCGGCGCCGGGGCCGGCCTCGGACGAAACGGGAATGAATTGGCGAGCCTTGAGCTCGGGGTATTGGACGTCATAGGTTGCGGCCTTGACGTGCTCGAGTTGGCGACTGAAGAAGACGCTTTCGTCAGCGTCCATGTTGATAAACTTGCGGGACATTCTAGGATCCTCCGGAGGCTTTGCCTCGTTGTTTTTATGGGCGCGCGTATTGGGTTGAGCGGGTCCGTTTGAGCTTGCCTGCCTTACGGCATGTTGACTTCGAGCATTGCCAGGCCGTCGGCCGCGGCCGAGGTCAGGTACTTGGCTCTTTCCCATTTCGCCGCAGCGCCGGCGTTGGGGGTCGTCGCGACGGCCGCCAGGTTGGCGCCGACGTCGACCTCGAAAGACGTGCCCGCGACGTCAGCGGTCAAGATCACGGTCACGGTGCCGGAGGCGGTCACGGGGAGCGTGTCTTGCGCGTTGATCAGGGCGACGAATGCCGCGGCGATCTCGCCGGCAGTCGCCGAGCCGTCCGACGTGTACTCGAAGTACATGCCGTTGATCGTCATGTAATAGAGCGTCGAGTTGACGGCGGTCGGGGTGACGGTCGTCACCTGCGCCGTGCCGTCCTTGGACTTGCCGAAGGCGCCTTTTTGGTCGTCGTTGGTATCGTTGATACCGTCGGCGTACCGGACGTAAACGTCGTCGCCAGCGGTCACGGCCTCGAGGACCTTGACCCAAACCCGGCCTTTGCGCAGGACCGCGACGGCCGAGCCGATCGGGTATTGCGGGTCACCGGAGGCCGAGCATTCGATCGTGTCGACGAGCGCGACGCCGCAAGCCGCGGCGGCCTCGGCGGCCGACGTCGGGAGTTTGACGTCACGGTCCGGATCGACGCCAAGGCATACGGCCAGGCCGAACGGGATCGCGACGACGGGGTTGACCTTGGACGCGACATGCTTATCGCCGTTGTCGGCGACCATGCCCGCGCGCGCTAGGGCCATGCTTTGGGAGTAAATCAACTGAGACATTACGGGACTCCTGACTAAGGTTTAAAGAAAACTCCGGCCGACATGGCCGTTGGCCTCTACTTACTTGGCGGCCGCCTCGCCTTTCCAGGCATTGGCGTTGCGCTCTTGCTGACGTTTTCTCGCGGCGGCGACCGGATCCTCGGCGCCGTCGGCGCGGGCCTTGATCACGCTCGAGCCGAGCTCGGCGGCCGGGTCGGCCTTGAGCGCCTCGTCGATCATGTCGAAGCGAGCATTGAGGTACTCGTCCGACTTGCCGTCGAGGTTGAGGTCCTTGGACTCCGCCTTGACCACGGCGATCTTGATCGCCTTCTCGTCCATGCTGTCGAGCTTGGCGACGGTGTCTTTGTCGAGGACGCGGCGCGCGACGGTCTCGACGCGCACGAGCTCTTTCGCCGCGGCGCGGACTTTGTCCGGCGAGGCCGAGTCGTTGCGGGTCTTGAGCTCGTCCTTGGCTTTGCCGAGCTCGACTTGCAGGCCGTCGGCGCGGGCCTCGGCTTTGTCGGCGCGGGCCGTTTGCTCCGTCGCCTTCTGCTCGGCCGCGGCGACCACGGGCTTGGCGGCGTCCGCCGTCGCGCTCATGGCCTTCTCGATTGCGGCCTTGAGCTCGGGCGTACAACTGTACTCGACGCCGTTGAGGGTGATCTTTTCCATTCTCGGTTCCTCCAAAGGTTGACTGGGATCGACTTGCACGGCGTCCGCCGAGTCAAGATGCAAACTTACTTGACGACCTGCGCGGCCGCGGTCGACCACGGCCAAATGGTTGTACTCAATGTCGCGCTGGCGACAGTTGTACGGCTCGCCTTCGTACTCGCCGACGGCGTCCTCGAGCTCGCAGGTGTAACCGCACGACACCTGGTTTTTGCCGGACTCGACCTTTTCGATCGCGTCGAGCTTGGTCAGGGTCAGCACGACGCCGACGAATTTGTCGTCGATCCGCTCGACCGAGTCGCCAGTATACCCGACCATGTACTCGTGCGTGTTGGCGGCGTCGAGCAGCATGACGCGCGGATCTTTGAAATTGGGGTGATCGTCGGTCACCGGGACGCCGGCGAGGGTCGCGAGCGACTTCGGGTCAAAGACGTCGTCGGGGTGACGGAGCTCGCGGCGGACGGATCCGTCGGGCATGCGGTACGACAGGACTCCGGTCCGCGTCGCAAACGCCGGCGCGCGGAGATACCCTTGCGGCGTCCGCTCGGCCTTCTTTGTCATGTTGCCCGTATCGAAACGCTTGACCCTGGTCATTCGTCCCCCTGGTCGATCAGGTCCTCGAGAACGGGCTCGGCGTAACAGCGACAGTTGATCGCCTCGCCGGGGTGACCGTCGGCCGGAGGATCGGACCAATCGAATTTTTTGCCCTCGCGTTGGGCGTGCTCGTCCCGGACTCGCTCGTCGAGGGACGTGCGCCAAACGTACGACGAGACCCCGGCCTGAGTTTGGCGGAGCTCGGTCAGTTGCCCGTTGAATTTTCCAATCTGATCCCGGGCGATGCGCTCGGCCCGGTACTTGGACGAGTCGTAAGGACCGTCCTCGAGGTTGGCGGCGACGTCGCGCCATGACGTGCCGCGGCGAGCGCCGTCGTAAACCATTTGCTCGACCCGTCCGAGGTACTGCTCGGGGATCGTCTTGATCAGGTTGACGTTGCTCTCGACGAAAGCGCGCGTCTCGGCGGCGAGCCAGGGCTCGGCCGCGAAAACGTCAACGCCTAGAACGTCCTTGAACACGCCGCCGATCCCTCTCTTATTTTGCTCGGATACCGCTTGCGCAACCCGCCTGGTTAAGTCTGCAATCTCTCTGTCGCTGAATTCCCCGAATATACGGGAGCGAATCAACGACATGAGCCGTGCGATCTCGTCGCCATATGCATCGACCCTAGCGTTGTCGGCGCGAGGCCGCTCGGCTTGAGCCTGATTTATGATTTTTTCGAGCTCGGGAACGAGCCGTTGGTCGACGAGGGACCGGGTCTTTGAGAGAATATTCAAGAGTGATTTCCGGAAACTTCTCTCGATACCGGCAGGCCAGGGGACTCTAAGCGGACGTCTCAACCGCTGCCTCCGGCCTCCGGCCTTTCGAGAGGCCCGGCGCGCCGCGGTTAAGTTGCGGGTCCTGATTTGGTCGGCGAGGTTGACCATGTACTTTAGGTCGCGCCTCCGGCAAGCGGTTTAGCCGGCGGAGGCGTTGGGGTAAATGCCGCGGATCCGAGCATGCGCTCGGCCGTGGCGCGATCGACTTGGTACGCGGCGATTATGATCTCGACGGCGGCGTCGCGAGGTATGTCGCCTCGAGCGGCCTGGCCGACGGTCTCGAGCAGGCTTGCGACCTGCGCGCCGTTGAGCGCCTGCGTTTGGACATTCTCGAGGCCGCTCGCCGCGGTCCCGGGTTTGCCGCCGATCTCCGGGGTCGTCGCGGTGTCGCGCGCCTCGTTGTCGATCGTCGTTTCAAAGGAGTATTTACCGGAGCCAAAGCGCGACGCGGCGACCTCGTCCGGATCGACAACGCCGTTACGGATATAGATCTCGTCGGTTTGCGCTTGGGTGTTGCGGTTTTTGACCTGCTCGCCTTCCGACTCTTGCTCGAGCGGGTTGAACTCAAAGGTCCAGTTTGGCGGGACCTTGCCGCTCGTCGGGCCTTGCCTCGAGCGCAAGAGCAGCGTGACGACGTAAGAGATCTTGGGCCGGAGGACCTGCTCTTGCTGCGCCTGGACGTGGTCGTACCAGTTGCCTTGCTCGCTGTCGCCGGTCGCGCCAAGCCCGCTCGGGCTCTCGCCGAGGATCTTGGTATGAGGCATCTTGGACGCGACGACGAGCCGTTGCCCGACCTTGGCCAGCATTTCGGGAATGCCCGTCACGCTCGCCGCCATGTTTTGGAATTCCTCATCGCGGTCGATCACGACGGCGCGGCAAACGGACCGCGAGAGTTGCACGGTCTCGAGGCGATTTTGTACGGCCTTCTCGCCCTCGTCGCCGCCCATGAGCAGGTCGGCGAGGTTTTTGATCTTGAAAATGCCTTGGTTGAATTCCTGGAGGATCGTCGCCGCGGCGTCGTGCGACACGTTGTAATTTCTGATCGCGTTGAAAGCGCGGCCGAGGATCGACTCGCCCCAATAATTGTTGGCCATTTCCTGGCGGAGCGGGAGCTTGGCGCCGTCAAACCGCATGAGGCGCGTATGGTGGATCATGGTCCCGTTGCCGCTCGTGTCGGCGCGGCGCGGCGTGAACATGTACTGGAGCGGCCGGCCGTACGTCCGACTATTTATGTCGGTGTCGATCTCGCGCGGCTGGAGCTCATACCGCGAGAAAACGACCAGGCTCCGGACCGAGCGCACGAGGCCTGGCTCGAGCGGCTGGTCGAGGAAACGGCCGTCGTCGACGTTGATAAAGATCGCCGACCCGCCGTACATGCGGGCCCATTTCCATGCGAGGTCGAGTCGCTGCGGGAGGCCGAGAGCGTCGAGCTCATTCTCGACGGCGCGGGCCTGGTCCGGCTCAAAACCCTGAAAGGCAACCCATTGGCGGAGCGCGTCCTCGGGGAGCGTGTCGACCATGGTCGCGGCGACGTCGTCGGCGGCGTAAAGGTCCTCGACCTCGGACTCGCTCATGCGCGAGTACTCGACCGAGGCGCTCATGCGCTTGTCTTTGGCGGCCAGGCCTAGGCCCGTAGCAATGTTTTTCCAACCGTCGGCGTGCGCAATTCGTTTAATAAACGACGCAACCGCGGAGGGCTTTGCCTTCTCGCTCATGCCTTTGGCCTCGGGATTTTCGGTTGACTAGTGAGTCGTATTATTAACTGTAACCGAGCTCCGCGTCGATCTCAAAGCACGCCTAAGGCCTTGGTGCGGTCGTGGACCTTGGGCCGCAAGCGATCCAAGCCTTGTGTCAAGGCGTCGACAATGTCGTCGTTGGCGCCGTTCGGGAACACGGCGCATTGGTCCATGATCGCGTCGGTGATCGTCTTGGGCTTACCGTCGACCATAATCTTTGCGCAGGTTTCCGGCGTCGGGAGGTAAACGTTGCCGGCCTCGAGCATGGGCTCGCAGCGACTCGCGCGCTCCCATTTCGATCCCTCGGGGTTTTGTAACACAAGGCCAGCGATCTCACTCTTGAGGTCGTCGACGATCCCCGTCCCGTTGGCTTTGTCCTCGACAACCTTGAGCAAAGCCCTTGGCCATTTCTGCGAGAGCGACCGGATCGCGTCTTTCGACTTACTGAAACCGAGCTTGTCCATGACCATGTCAACAACGTAAATCGAGGCGCCGGCGCGAGCCATGACCAGGCCGACAACGTAGTCGCTCGTTGCCTTGTCCTTAAAGGCCATGTCCCAAGACTGGATCCAAATGTCGATGCGCTCGGGCAAGGTGACGTAGTACCGCCAGTAACTGCGCTTGAACAGGCCGCCGGCGCGAGGCGCGGGGTTTTGGTCGTACTGGCCGGCGTACCCGTACGATCCGAGCGCGACCTTTTGCGCCGCGAGCTCGACCGGGCCCTCGCGCTCGGGGTGAAGGATCTCGCCCTCCTCGCGGACGACTTCTTTACCGCTGATCGGGAACGTGATGACCGACCTGGTCGGCGCCTCGGCCGGGAGGCAAAGGTGCTCCCATCCTCCCTTTTTCAGAAGGTGACCCGTGAGGTCCCGCTCGTGCAAGCGTTGCATGACCAGGATCATGGCGCCGGTCTTTTTGTCGTCGAGCCGTGTCGTGAGCGTCGAGTCAAACGTGTCGACGGTCTTTTCGCGCTCGACGTCGGACTCCGCCTTTTGCGGGTTGTGCGGGTCGTCGCATATGATCACGTCGCCGCCCTTACCCGTGATCGTGCCGAGCATGCCGGCCGCGACGCAATGGCCGCGCTTGTCGTTGGTATATTCGCTCTTGAGGTTTTGGTCCGGGCTGAAACTGAAACGATCGCCCCATGCCGCCTGGTACCACGGCGAGTTGATCAGGAGACGGCGGTCGACGTTGTGCTTGACGGCCAGGCTCTCGCTGTACGACACGTTGATAAAGCGACGGCTCGCGCGGCGGATCCAACACCAAGCGGGAAACATGACGGTGACGGTCATCGACTTGGAATTGCGCGGCGGCATGTTGATTATGAGCCGCTTGATCTGACCGCGGTCGACGGCCTCGAGGTACTCGGCGATACACTCGATATGCCAATTCCATTTGAGCTCGGTCGTCGGCTCGAGGACCGACCAGGCCGCGCGGTAGAAATGCGAAAAGCTCCGCTCGGCGAGCGCATAGTCAAACTCGGTCAACTGGCCGAGGAGCTCGAGCGGGTTGGCTCCAAAGAGCTCCGAGCTCGGCGTCGCTATTTTTGGGTCTTGAGACGTTGCATGATCTCCGCGATGGGGAGGCGGCCGAGGAGCTCGCCGATCTTGGCCTCGACTTGCGGCAAGGTGTAATCCTTATACAGGTCGCCGACGCTCCCGGAGGATATGACCTCTTTTTTGTCGCGCCAACCGAAACGGTTTTTCATCGTAAAGATCCAAACCGTCGAATTGAATTGCGAATCTTTGGACCCCCACCGGCCCTTGATCGCCTCCTCCTCCCAAAACATTTGGGACTTGGCCGTGCCGATCTCTTTCGCCTCGGCAAACTCCGGGTACTTTTTCGCCCATTCGTACCCGGTGTCCTTGCTTACGCCAAGGTGACCGCAGCACGCCTCAAAGGAAAGTCCGCCGGCCATGAGCTCGATCATGTCCTCGCAGAATCTTGGGTCATATTTGCTCTTGCGTCCCACTAAGCTCCCAGGACCTCGAGATCGCGGAGGCCGTGCCTCTCAAGCATGACACGCCGCGCCAGTCGCATCGCCACGGGGTAACCGTTGCATAGTGGTACGAGGGTCTCGTCGACTGGGTCGCCGCCCTTGTCTGGTTCCCCCCGGCGCCATAGCGACAGGACGACGACGCAGTCGGCGGCCCTGTATTCGGCGCGGAGCTCGAAACGTTTAGAGTTTTCCAAGATACTGTTGAAATCTTTCGTCTTTGAGGTAGTGTCCCGGGACACCAAGCAAAGACGAGGAATGGGTTGCCGGTTGCTCATGGCGACCGCGCGGCGCAGCGGGCAGGGCGGGCCGGGCTCATGTTGAGCGCGCTCCCCGCCGATGCCTGGTCACGTTTGATCGCCTGCGTCATATCGCGCATTAGCTGTCCTCCGGAGTGTGGTCTTGCTCTTTGCTCATAGTGGTATAGTGAAAAGAAAAAAGCCATAGGAGCGACGCATGCCGGCCCTCTACTCGCGAGTCTTGACCTTTGTCCCTGCGATCACGCCGGCCGCGTACGACGACGGCGACCAAATCGGCGCGGTCAACGATCTCGCCGCGGCGCTCGACGACGGCAACGACTCGGCGTCGGTACTCTCGCTCACGATCGTCGACAAGGCAAAGCAGAATGCTCCGATCGACGTCCTTCTCTTCAGCGACTCACCAACACTGGTTTCCGCCGACAACGCTCCCCTCGACATTTCCGCCGCCAACATGGCGGCTAAATTTTTGGGCCGTATCCGTGTGACCGCGGACGATTACAGCGAGCTCGCCAACTGCTCCGTCGCGACGATCAACGGCGTCGGCCTCATGCTCGAGGCGACGACGCCGGCGAAAAAAATCTTGCATGCCGTCGTGCAATCGCGTGGTACGCCAACCTACGCGAGCGCGACGGATCTCGTCGTCAAGCTCGGCGTCTTGCAGGACTAAGGCAAATGACCATACGTCAACGCCGAGCCCTGCTTTTCATTGTAACAAAAAATGTCGTCGCGGTTGACGACGGCGCGGAAACCCCCGAGGCGATCTTGACGGAGGCAGGCGAGGAGCTTGCGGCCGAAAATGACGACGTCCTGATACAGGAGTGAGCTCATGACGGCGAAAAAAATATCCCAACTCGCGGCGGCCGCCAACGCGGCGGACACGGATCAATTCCCGGTCAACCAAGGCGGCACGACCAAACGGGTAACCCGTAGCCAGGTCCTCGCGCGCAAGGTCACCGGGACGGTTGCCTCGCCGGTCGAGCTCTCGACGGTGACGGTCCCGATCACGGCGAACAAAATCTTTGAGTTGATCATATGCCGCGGCGACAGCGCGCCGCTCAATGCCGGCGGCGTCCCGCAAATCCAGGCCGGGACGGTGATCGGCCAAGCCCTCACGTTTCGCGGCACCGACAACACCAATACTTTCACGCTCGGCCTGGGAGGTAGCGACGGGGTCGAGCTCAACGGGCCTTGTACGCTGCGCAACGGCTCGGTCCTCGAGCTGATTTGGGACGGAACCCTTTGGATCGAGGTATCTCGCAATGACATATAAGCATCTCGCAATCGCCCTGCTATGCCTGCATACCGGCGTCGCCGCGGCCGAGGATCGGATCGGACACTTCGACCAACTCACGCCTCAGGTCGGGGTCCTTGTCAACGGCGGGGTCCGCGCCAAGGGCGGCGAGATCAATTGCTCGTCAAACGTTGCCGGCATTACCTTCTCAAGCCCGGGCGACGACGACTCGGGAATGGAGAGCCCCGGCGACGGCGTCCTCGCCTTCCGCGCCAACTGCACCGAGATTCTGCGGCTTACCTATCCCAACGTCGTGACGATCGCCGGAGTCGCTTACACCTTTCCCGGTGACGACGGCAACGACGGAGACGTCCTCACGTCCGACGGCGCCGGGGCTTTGACTTGGGTCGCTCCGTCCGTCGACCTACCGATCACCGATACCGATTCCTTTGCGACCAGGGACAACCTCGTCGTGATCAACGCCGCGCCGACAGTGACCACGCTCGAGGGCAACAACGGCGTCCTCAACGTCGCGCCAAACCTCGGGACATTTCCGAGCCTCAACGTCCTCAACATATTCGGAACCCTCGGGACTCAGGAACAAAACACGCTGTACGCGGCGGTCAATGAAAATTCAGGCTTCACGACCCTAAGCGCCTCGACCATGCTCAATGACAACATTCACGGCGACACGATCAGGAACAACCTGGCGCTCGTCGACAGCGGCAATGAGGTCGACCTGGTCGAGAGGAGTTGGTTGCCGTTCAACCTGCATAAAAAGGTAAACGAGCTCCGCGACGGGTACACGGGTTACAGCGATTCAAACGAGGCGACGACGCTGGTTTCCGGTGACCTCAAAGGGATCAGTCTCAACAACAAGTCGAGCGTACCTGGCGACGCCTACGGCCTGGTCGTAACGCAGCAAATCACTCAACGCGGGTTGACGGCGCAGGTCGAGGAGCTCACGGTCAGGGCCGACGTCGGCGGCGACTTGGCTGGCAAGTACTTCCGGAAATGCTCTGCGTACGCCAACAACCCAAACGTTTGCTATGCCTTTTGGTACAAGGTCAGTGGTTCGGGGTCGGCGCCGAGCTCGCCAGGATCAACCCTCGTCGAGATCGACATCGAGACCGACGACCCGGCCGCATCGGTTGGCGACGCGACCCAGGACGCGGTCGACGGGGTCGCTCACCTGTCGGCAACCGATGACGACGCCGGCGTTGTCACGATCACCGAGGACACGGCCGGCAGGTCGGGACGGTCGGATCCTGGCGACTCAGGCTTTTCCTCAACCGTCATTACTGGCGGCGGCGGCGACGGGTCATACAAGGCGATCAGCGTCGGCGCCGGCCAGATATCCGGATACGCCGCCGACAACATAATTGCATTCGACTCGGGAGGTTACCGCGTCAACCTAGGCAGGATCAACGCCGGTACTGAATTCCCGCTCGTCGACAACGGCGGCAACCCATCGCCAATCAACACGATCAACACCAACTTTACGACCGCCAACAACGTCGACGTCGCCAACGACGACCACTTTGGCTTCGGCCCGATCATGAGCGTGACGTTGGGCGACAACTCGGACGTCACGAGCGGCGGTTTTGGTCTCGGCCTGGCGTCGCTCGGCGCGATCAACCTGCTCCAGCTTGGGACCAATGCGACAGCCGACAACGTTACGGGGTTTTTCAACGCGCACGTCCTACCCGCCGGCGCCGGTCATATCGACAACCTGACCGGGTTTCTCAGCATTGCGGCAAACGTCGGCGCGACGACAACGATCGACAACCTGTACCTTTACAAGACCAAATTCCTGGCCGGAGATCCCTCGACAAACTCATGGGGATTTCACGACGCCAACGGCAAATACAACTGGTTCAAAAACTCCCTCAAGATCGGCGGGACGGACGGGTCGACCGACCGGACGTCGGGAACCAACAAGCTCGAGGTCGATGGGTCGAGCTTTACCACCGCGATCACGGCGACCGGTGCGATGGGGATCGGGACGACGGCGCCGAGCGAGCAGCTTGAAATCAAGAGCTCCAATCCGTTCTTCTCGGCCGACACGACCGGCGACTTTGGCGGCGTTTGGTACAAAAAAAGCGGCGTTGGCCGATGGGCGATGGGCATGAATACGACGCTCGGCGATCAATGGGGGGTTGCTCGCTTCGACTCCGGCGGGTCGTATCAGGAGGATAGCCTCGTCGTGAAGGGCGCGACCGGCGACGTCGTTGTCTCAAAGAATCTCGGCATAGGAACGGGGTCGCCAACCGTGCGGCTTGACGTCAACGGATCGGCCAAGATCAACGACGCCGGCGGCAACGGCGGCAACGTGCCTCACGGTCATTCACGGGTGAGCAATACGTCGACGAGCTCCGCGTCATGCGCCGCGGTATGCCCGGGCGGCCAGGTTGCGACGGGCGGGGGTTGCGACAACACGGTCGCGCTCAACTTGTACCGATCGTATCCGACGGCCGCCGACACTTGGAATTGCGAATACACGCTTGCCACGGGCGACTGTACCGCCTGGGCCGTTTGCTTCGAATACTGAAATGGCGCCGGACCAACTCGCGAGACGCATGCGAGGGGATCCGGCGCCTGTTTCAATCATTCAAGAATTACGTAACACGCGGACCGGCCCGAGCTCAAGCCCTGGCGCCGCGTCTCTTCGGTTCGGGCTTTTTGCGGTTGTACGGACGCTTGGCCTTGAACGTCTCGGCGATTGCCGCCTCGACTGGCCGCGACTCACCGAGCTCGAGTTCGTAAAACATGGCGACGGTCTTGATCGTGCGGACCATGCCGGCCTTGTCGTCGCCGTAGTTGGCGAGCGCGTCGATCACGGCCGCGAGGACCTCGGCCGCGCTTACCTCGACGATCTCCTCGGTGTCCTCTGCGTCGTCCTCCTCTTCGGTCTCTTCGGCTTCGGCTTCGGTCTCGTCGCCGGCGCTTGCCCTGCGCGTCGTGCCGGGCTCGCGCATCTTGCGTCCGAGGACCTCCTCGTAAAACTCGCGCGCCTCGTCCGGGACCTCGCGCTTGGCCTTGTTGATCGCCTTGTACCAATCGGCCATGTCGACGCCGGCGGCCTCAACAATGTCCGGCATGGTCATGCTGGCGCCGGACTTTTTGCGTTTGGTCGCGGCCTCGACCACTAGGTCAAAGTTTGCGCGCCAAGCCGGTTGCTCATCGACGTCCTCGATCATGCTCTCGCTCCTCTAGTTTGCGTTTCGGCCAAGCCTACTAAGGATCTTGGCCGGGGATCCACTGGTAATATGCGACGGTCACGGGCTTGGCGCCAGGCTCGCTGGGACGCACGTTGAAAATGACCGACTCGTCGGCCTGAAAAACCGCCCACTCGTAACGGAGTTGCGACGCGCGGATCCCCTGCAACGGTTTGCCCTTGAGCTTTTGCTCGCTGATCGCGGCCATGAGCTCGGCGTACGGGACATGGCCGAGGACCAGGTCGGCAAAGGCGAGGCCAGGGTTTTCCCCGAATGACATGACGTTGATCATGGGCGGAGGTCCTCGGGGGTAAGCGGTCGGACCCGCTCGGGCGGTCGGTCGCCGGCCGTGACGTCGGCCCTGGTCAACCGGCCGCCGTGCTCCGTACATTTTTGCATGGGGCCTAGCGCCGTGTCGAGGCAACCGTCAACGACGCAACACGCCGCCGGCGCGCCGAGGATCCGGAAATCCCGGTGATCGGAAAGGAA